AATTTCCAAGAACTGAAGAGCACGCGTTTAGAGATGAAACAAAAAACAGTATATTTAATCTCGTTAAAATATATGAACAGATAGATTATAATGAAGAGATGTCTAGAACTCTTGGAATTACAGCAGGTAATTTTCAGTGGGTTAATGGAGTTAAAGATACACAGGTGATATTCTATCCTGATCCAAAAGGTAGATTTAAAGTTAGTTGGGTTCCACCTTCTGGAATACAAAATAGAGTGGTACTTAAAAATGGTATTAAATATCCTGGTAATGAACACATGGGAGCATTTGGTTGTGACTCTTATGATATATCAGGGACCGTAGATGGAATAGGATCTAAAGGAGCATTACACGGCTTAACCAGGTTTAGTATGGAGGACGCTCCTGCGAATAGCTTCTTTTTAGAATACTTATCAAGACCACCTACGGCAGAAATATTCTTTGAAGATGTTTTGATGGCGTTAGTATTTTATGGTATGCCGATACTCGCAGAGAATAATAAACCTAGATTATTATACTATTTAAGAAGAAGAGGTTATAGAGGATTCAGTATGAATCGACCTGACAAAGTTTGGAATAAATTATCTGTAGCAGAAAAAGAAGTAGGTGGAATACCAAACTCTAGTGAAGACATAAAACAAGCTCACGCGGCGGCAATTGAAATGTATATTCAAGATCACGTTGGTATAAAACAAGATGGTGGTTTTGGTAATTTATATTTTAATGATTTACTAAACGATTGGGCTAAGTTTGATATAAACAAAAGAACAAAGTTTGATGCATCAATAAGCTCTGGTTTAGCTATTATGGCAAACAATAGACATTTGTATGCTCCAAATGTAAAGGTTGAAAAACCAAAATTAAACATAAATATTTCTAAGTATAGTAATACTGGAAATAATTCACAAATAATAAAATAAATATGGCATATTCTAGTAAAAGTTATTTTCCAAGCCAAACCGTAAGTGATGCTGAAAAGCTAAGTTATGATTATGGTTTGAAAGTTGCTAAAGCTATAGAGACAGAATGGTTTAATGAAGAAAGAAGTAATAATAGATATAGAAATAATCTTAATGATTTTCATAATTTAAGATTGTATGCTAGAGGCGAACAGTCTACAAAAAAGTATAAGGATGAATTATCTATAAACGGTGATTTGTCCTATTTAAATTTAGACTGGACGCCAGTACCAATAGTTTCAAAGTTTGTTGATATAGTTGTTAATGGTATAGCTGAACGAACTTATGATATAAAAGCTTTTTCTCAAGATGCTTATGGTATTAGCAAACGAACTGAGTACATGGAATCTTTGTTATCTGATATGAGAACAAAAGAACTAGATTCTTTTTCTCAAGCTGCTTTTGGAATATCTTTAGCTGAAAACGATCCAGCTACACTACCTGACTCAGAAGAAGAATTACAACTACACATGCAGCTTAATTACAAACAAGCTGTTGAAATGGCTGAAGAACAAGCTTTAAATGTTTTGATGGAAGGTAATAACTACGAACTTACTAAAAAAAGATTTTATTACGATTTAACAGTTTTAGGTATTGGTGCTGTTAAAACTGATTTTACAACTTCTGATGGTGTTACTATAGATTATGTTGATCCAGCAAATCTTGTTTATTCTTACACTGACTCTCCTTATTTTGAAGATATATATTACGTTGGTGAAGTAAAAACTATACCAGTAAATGAATTAGCTAAAGAGTTTCCTCACTTAACAGAGAGTGAACTTGAAGATATAATGAAAAATAAATCTTATAATAGATCTAATTATAATTCAATACATAGTTACGATAAAGAAGACAACAATACTATTCAAGTTTTATATTTTAATTATAAAACTTATATGAACGAAGTTTATAAACTTAAACAAACTGGAACTGGTGCTGATAAAATTATATCTAAAGATGACAATTTTAATCCACCAAAAGACAAAGAAGGTGGTTATTCAAAGTTGTTAAGATCTATAGAAGTTCTTTATGAAGGCGCTATTATTTTAGGTACTGATAAATTACTTAAATGGGAGATGGCTAAAAACATGATGCGACCAAAAAGTAATTTTACTAAAGTAAAAATGAATTACGCTATAGTAGCACCTAGAATGTACAATGGTAGAATTGATTCGTTAGTAAAACGTATAACTGGTTTTGCTGATATGATACAACTAACACATTTAAAGCTACAACAAGTAATGTCACGTATGGTTCCAGATGGTGTTTATTTAGATGCTGATGGTTTAGCTGAAGTTGATTTAGGTAATGGTACAAATTATAATCCACAAGAAGCTTTAAATATGTTCTTCCAAACTGGTAGTGTTATTGGTAGATCATTTACTTCTGATGGTGATTTAAATCCTGGTAAAGTACCTATTCAAGAAATAACGTCTGGTTCTGGTGGAAACAAAATGCAAGCGCTAATAGGTAATTATAATTATTACTTACAAATGATAAGGGATGTAACCGGGTTAAATGAAGCTAGAGATGGTAGTATGCCAGATAAAAATGCTTTGGTTGGAATACAAAAAATTGCTGCTGCTAATTCCAACACAGCAACTAGACATATACTTCAAGCTGGTTTATTTTTAACAGCCGAAACCGCAGAGTGTTTATCACTTAGAATATCTGATATTATAGAATACTCACCAACAAAAGAAGCGTTTATACAAGCTATAGGTACTCACAATGTAGCTACATTAGAAGAAATGTCACAATTACATCTTTATGATTTTGGTATATTTTTAGATTTAATGCCAGATGAAGAAGAAAAAGCTAGACTTGAAAACAATATTCAAATGGCTTTACAACAACAAAACATAGAGCTAGAAGATGCTATTGATCTTAGAGAAATAAAAAATATTAAATTAGCAAATCAAATGCTAAAAATACGTAGAAAGAAAAAACAAGAAAAAGATCAAGCTATACAACAGCAGAATATACAAATGCAGTCGCAAGCTAACGCTCAATCAGCTCAAGCTGCTGCACAGGTTGAAGTACAGAAAAACCAAGCGTTATCACAAGGTAAAGCTCAGCTATTACAAGTTGAAGCACAGTTGGATGCTCAAAAAATGCAACAAGAAGTAGAAATGAAAAAGCAACTAATGGCTTTAGAGTTCCAATACAATATGCAGTTAAAAGGAGCTGAAGTACAAGGTATGAAAGATAGAGAGAAAGAAAAAGAAGACAGGAAAGACGAAAGAACAAAGATACAAGCTACACAACAATCAGAAATGATTGAGCAAAGAAACAGTGGAAAACCACCTAAAAACTTTGAGTCTGCAGGTAATGATATACTAGGCGGGGGATTTGATTTAGGTTCTTTTGATCCTAGTTAGAATTTATTAATTATTATTATATTATATTATGGAAGAAAAAGATGAAAACGTAGCCGAAGAGACTACACAAGATAATGTTACTAAAGTTGAAATTAAAAACGACGAGCAAGATGATAACATTATAAAAGTAAATTTAGATAAACCGGTAACATCAGAAGAAAATGAAACTAAAGAAGATAACGCTGACGACAGCGGAGTGGTTGCAGAGTCTGAAAATGCCGACGCCACAGAAAAACAAGAAGAAGTACAACCGGAAGCAGAAGCACAAGAAACTCCAGTATTAGAAGAAATTACTGAAGAATCTACTGAAGAAGAAGTTGCTGAGGTAGAAGAAAAAATTGAAGAGGCTGTTGCTGAAGCTGAAACTACCGGTAAACCATTACCAGAAAATATCCAAAAGTTAATGGATTTTATGGAAGAGACTGGTGGCGATTTAAGTGACTATGTAAAACTTAATCAAGATTATTCAAAATTAGATGATCAAAATCTATTATACGAATATTATAGGCAAACAAAGCCGCATTTAAATCAAGAAGAAATTAACTTCCTTATGGAAGATTCGTTCTCTTACGACGAAGAAGTTGATGAAGAAAGAGATATACGAAGAAAAAAATTAGCGTTAAAAGAGCAAGTTGCCAACGCTAAAAGCCACTTAGACGGGCAAAAGTCTAAATACTATGAAGAGATTAAAGCTGGGTCAAAGTTGACTCAAGAACAACAAAAAGCTGTAGATTTCTTTAATAGATACAACAAAGAGTCAGAAGAGACTAAAAAACAAACAGAAGCATATAAATCTAGTTTTTTAAATAAAACTGATAAAGTTTTTAACGACAAATTCAAAGGTTTTGAATATAACGTCGGTGATAAAAAATATAGGTTTAACGTAAACAATGCTAGTGAGATTAAAGAGACACAAAGCGATATTAACAATTTTGTCAAAAAGTTTTTGAACGAAAAAAGTGAAATGTCAGATGTGGCGGGTTATCATAAATCTCTATATACGGCAATGAATGCTGATGCTATTGCAAAACACTTTTACGAGCAAGGAAAAGCTGATGCTATGAAAAATAGCGTTGCTAAAGCTAAAAATGTTAATATGAATCCAAGACAAGCTCATGGAACTATAGAAACAAATGGTATGAAAGTAAAAATATTAGGTGAAAACTCTTCTGATTTTAAGTTTAAAATTAAAAATAACAAATAACAATTTAAAATTAAAAAATTATGGCAATTACTACAGGAACTAATTTGAATAGTGTTCCAGCTGCAATACAGCAAACACTACAAACAAATTATTTAGACTTAGCGTCTACAGCCGGACAAGGTTGGGCGCAACAATATGTACCAGATCTAATGGAGAAAGAAGCTGAGGTATTTGGTCCTAGGACTATATCTGGTTTTCTTTCACAAGTTGGAGCTGAAGAAGCGATGACTGCTGACCAAGTTGTTTGGTCTGAGCAAGGTCGTTTACACTTATCTTATTTAGGACACGTTCACTCTACTACTGGTGGTGCTGATTCTAGTTCTCAAATTGATCTTATTTCTGATATAGATGGTAACACTGATATAGCATCTGGTAATCACGGTGTACGAGTTAATGATACTGTTGTTATCTCTGACCCTACTAACGGTGTTGTAAAATGTTTAGTAGTTACAGTTGCTACTGATAGAATTGATGTAGCTCCTTATGGTGCTGCTGCTCTTTCAGGTACAACTACTGGTAGCGCGACAACTATATTAGTTTATGGTTCTGAATACCCAAAAGCTAGCAATTATTTTGTTGCTGATGGTAACGCTACTACTGATACTAGAGGAGCTAACGAACCTTCTTTTAAAAGTTTTAATAACAAACCAATTATAATGAAAGATTACTACGAAGTTTCAGGATCTGATGCTTCTAGAATTGGTTGGGTTGAAATTACTAGCGAAGAAGGTGCTTCTGGTTATTTATGGTACTTAAAAGCTGAAGCTGACACAAGAGCTCGTTTTACTGATTACATTGAAATGGCTATGCTTGAAGCTGAAAAAGGTGGTGCTGGTAATGATATCACTGAAGAAGCTGGTGTTATGGGTACTGGTTCTATAACAGCCAATGATACTACTAAAAACACAGGTACTGAAGGTTTATTTGCTGCTATCGAAGATAGAGGTAACTTAACTTCTGGTGTTACTGGTGTTAACGCTGCTACTGATTTAGCTGAGTTTGACGCTATATTAGCAGAGTTTGATAAGCAAGGTGCTATTGAAGAAAACATGATGTTCGTAAATAGAGCTACTAGTTTAGCTATTGACGATATGTTAGCTTCAATGAATTCTTACGGAGCTGGTGGTACATCTTATGGTGTATTCGACAACTCAGAAGACATGGCTCTTAATTTAGGTTTCTCTGGTTTCAGAAGAGGTTCTTATGACTTTTATAAGTCTGACTTTAGATACTTAAACGACAAAGCTACAAGAGGTGGTATTAACTTAACTGCTGGTGCTAACGCTATCAGAGGGGTTGTTATTCCAGCTGGAACATCTTCTGTATATGACCAATCATTAGGAAAAAATCTTAAACGTCCATTCTTACATGTTCGTTATAGAGCTTCTCAAACTGATGACCGAAGAATGAAAACTTGGGTTACTGGTTCAGTTGGTGCAGCTACATCTGCTTTAGACGCAATGCAGCTTCACTTTTTATCAGAAAGATGTTTAGTTGTACAAGGCGCAAACAACTTTATGTTAATGAAGTAAACTATTTTTAAAAGACCGGGGCTTCGGCCTCGGCCTTTTATTTTATTAATTTTATTATATATTATATTATGGCAAAAAAAACAAAAAAAGCCTCTTACCAGGGAG